GATGTAAATGCAATATTTTCTGGCTTAATATCCGTATGAGCAATGTCATATTCATGCAGATGGGTTATGGCACAGCATAATGGATGAAGGATATGATCACAAAAAAATATACCATTGAATTTATATCGATCTGATGTAATGAAATCAAATAGGTCTTTATTTTCTGCATATTCTAAAAGCAAAAAGAATGCATATTTCGTTTCCCATGCTGCATGTAACTTTATTATATTGATGTGGTGGAGCTGAGAGTGTATAGCCACCTCCTTTAGCACGTCTGATGATATTACATATTTTTTTGTGTATTCTTTCAATATAAAGCGTTCCTCTTCAAAAACAACAACTTTTACTTGGGTTCTTTTTGTTTTATAAATACAGTTCCCATGTTGATTTTGAAGATATTTAATTCTAATGCGGTTATAGTGAGGTTTCTCGGTATACAACAACATAAGCTGATATATAGCTCTTCAGATTATTATGTTCGTTCACGAATTAAACTTAACAATAAAACTATATATTAAAACGAGATGTTCATTGCTATCGAGTTCCAGAACACAAGACCATACATGGAGGATAGGTATGCTGTAGGTACATTTGGAAAGAACAAAACGAATACACTGTATGCAGTTTTTGATGGTCATGGTGGAAGCGATGTAGCAGAGATGTGCAAGCAAAATGTAATTCATGTTCTAAACCAGTGCATGAGTTTATCGCTTGATATGTCAACATGCTTACGTAATACATTCCACATACTAGATAATCTGGCTAAAAGTATGGATACAAATGACATTGGTAGTACTGCTGTGGTGTGTGTTTTAACCCCCGATCGGTTATGGTTTGCAAACGCAGGTGATAGCATGGCCATGATTTGTTACAAAGAAGGGCATAGTGAAATGATGTCTCTCGAGCATAAAGTGGAAAACGAAAAGAAAAGGATCGAGGCATCCGGTGGAATGGTTACATACTGGGACGGAACCGCACGCGTAAATGGAATCCTAAATGTTTCACGGTCCATAGGAGACCATACATTAAAGAACCACGTCATTTCTGATCCTTTCATTCGTTCTATAAATACACATAATCTGAAATATGAATTCATTATTGTTGCATCTGACGGGATTTGGGATGTATTTGATGTAAACACATTGACAGCTGAGTTCAAGAGACTTTTGGTTATTAAAAATGAGATGTATGATGACAAAAAGAAAGCCGTATCAGAAGTGCTTGTTGATATCATAAGCCTCGCTAGAGGCCGAAACTCCTTTGACAATATAACTATCCTTTATATAGACCAATATAACACTTAAACCATATAAAGAGTACATTATACAGTTAATCAAACCAAATAAATATGCGAATGCAACTTCAAGACCTATTTGGTATTATTATGACAGCATCATATGGGACCTTGACAAAAAAAGTGCTATTCAAGATGGTGCGTGCTATCATCCGAAACCGTAAATCAATTGGTCTTAAAAACGATGTTGCTGCATTATACTGCAATAGTGATGTGGTTGTCAAAATGCTTGAAAACAACCATTTCCCAGATGCGGAGTACCTTTTGTCTGACGTTTTCCAATTGTCAAATATCAACAAATACCTCGAAAAAACAAATGTTCTGAAGTCACACCATTTATCTGACGAAGAAACAACAACTGGCACTACAACTGATGACACTACATCTGATGATGATGACACTACATCTGATGATGATGACACTACATCTGATGATGATGACACTTCATCAGATGACGATGACACTTCATCAGATGACACTACATCTGATGATGATGACACTTCATCAGATGACACTACATCTGATGATGATGACACTACATCTGATGATGATGACACTACATCTGATGATGATGACACTACATATGATGATGGAACTACGACTGATGATGAAGACACTACAACTGATGATGACACATTAGATGAGTCAACTTTGGATGTGATTTATGTTGAGAGTAGCAACACAGGATTGTATGTGTTGTCAGCACTGAATTGTGTGTTGAGCATTATCACTCTACTTCGAGTTTCAAATGTATTCTAGTGGGATTTGTAATATACTTAATGAATTCGCAAACTATATAAACAAATTCTTATTATTATTATTACAATGACAATTTTAAAAGGCGAAGCAAAACTTAGTTCGGGGGAGAAGCAACAGAAGAAAAAAAAACAACATCAAATAAATAAAGCAAAATCCAATCCCGCAGTAGCGGCTGCAAACAAAGCTGAAGCTGATGCAAAGAGAGAAAGACGCGCTTTATCTGGATCTAAAAAGGTTATCAATAATTGATATTAAAAACAACAAATGAGTTATATGTTTTTTCAAGTACAAAAAGCTATTTACACGTCAACTTAAACAATAGCCATTATTATATTCGAAAGAACAACCATGACAGTCTTTCGATTCCTCGGTGGGACTAACATCCCCCAGCTGAAGGCAACACTCAGTAACCTATTGTACACGAAGCGATGGACCCCCATCATTGATTACGCCAAGGAGGCTTGCGAGACAAACACAAAAGCTCTGGCTGCGTACAGTGCGATGAGCGCCATGATCAGAGGCCTCGACGAGTTCAATGAGAGCTTCCCTGTGGCGTACGCCCTCAAGGCCAGTAGCTTTCGTGCATCGCCTGACAATGCCAAGCTCATGTGGGACTTGGTCGCGCAAGTGACCGCACACGACACAACGAGCGTCATGCTCCATGCAGAGCAAGACTCTTTGAAAGCGTATGAAAATGAGGTTTATGATGGCCTCATCAAAGAGTTCAACAGGGACGGTGTACGAGTTTACAAGTCTTACCAGATGTACAGGCGTGATGGCTACAATCTCTTGATGGACGACCTGGGTAGATACAACAACCTCGGCATCAAGCTCGTGAGAGGCGCATACATTAATGCAGATAGTCACGTCATTCACGCATCCGCACAGCGAACGCATGCAATGTACGACAGGGCAATGGCTGAGTGCGTCTCACTCATCACCAAGACGAGGGGCACGCGAGACATCAAGCTCGTCGTCGCCACCCACAACACAATGTCTGTTGAATTTGGGGAACGCATTAGCCGTGTCAACAAAGAAAAGGTTGCGTTTGCACAGCTCCTCGGGATGGGTGACGTCTTGAGCCACGATCTATCAAAAGCAAAACAACGCATGGTGTACAAGTACGTTCCATATGGGACGCTCAAGGAGTCCATACCATACTTGGCTAGACAATTTAAAGAAAATGTGAACATTGTAAAGCACATCCTGTCATAACCTTCAATCAAAATGTGGTAAAGGTTTAAAAACAATGTAAATAAGTCTAATGTTATAGAATGCTTGTATATACATCATTGTTGTTCCTGGTGCCTGCCGTGGTCGCAGGTTGGGTGGGTGTGGGATGGTTCGCCATGCTAATGTCTGGGCTAGTGGTCACGAGCATCTGCTACCACGGCCGCGTGTTTGAAACGTCTATGTGTCGGCTCGTAGACACGTGCTACGCTTGTGGGCTGACGGCAACATTTACGACCGTATCGATATATCTGGGATTTTGTAGGGGCCTCATCATGTTCAAGTTGGCGGCGGTATGTGGGTTCGCAGCAACGACGATCTACATAGTTTCAAAAACAATGAAACATACAAGACATTGTAAGATGTTGCATGTGTGTGTCCACATATGTGGCGCCTTTGGTTTTACCTTGTTTGTGTGTGGTATCGGGTTGCTTACAAAATGATTGACCTGTTATTTATATATTTATTTTTATGTTCATATCAAATTCGTTCAATTATGATGTGGTGGTAAGCTTGGTCTCCTCATTCCGTCGGATATGGGTAAACGAGTTATCTATTATAAAATAATAAACTCCCAGGTCAGTATCTCAGGGCAAATATTCTCAATGCACTTGTTAGGACAGCTGATGGCTACAAATACAGGCATTTTTGGACACTCCTTTGTAACTATGAGTCAAACTTCCAAATAAAACAATAAAAAATGATTTGGTATTTGTTTACAGATGAACAATCAATTTGACGAGTCGGAAAAACTATGGCCTTTAACTATGGATCTAGATGGAACCCTGAAGAAGAATCACGGCTTATAGAATCGATAAGTAATAGTGATAAAAATATTGTAAATATTGCAGAAGAACACAAGCGGACAACAGGTGCAATTATGAGTCGGCTAAGGCATATAGCCATTCGCATGATAGAAACTGATGGCAAAGCTATGGAAGAAGTTTGTGCCACACTGCACATGACAATAGATCAAGTTCACAATGCTCAACGAGATCGCAATGCTCAAAAAAGCAAATCAATAGCCAATCGCAATGCTCAAAAAAGCAAATCAATAGCCAATCGCATAATGTATAAAACCATAAATGACCTGCTTAACTATGGGATATCATTGCTGGAAATAAAGGAGTATCTTAACGTATTAGATGCAAGCAACACAGCTAATGCCGAACCGAGTGTGTTGCAGCCCGACTTTGGACTTAACAATGGTTCTTATTATGCAGTAGCAAGGGGGCATATCCCTGGTGTTTATACAACTTGGGATGAGGCCAAGGCACAAATTATTGGTTACAATGGTGTTCGTCAAAAGAAATTCAAGACACGTGAAGAAGCCGAGCTCTTTATAGCTAGTCATCAAGACTAACGATTTCATCAAATGGTGATTATTATGATTAGTTCATGAACGACACCTTGGCCGTTGGAAAGGGCTTGCAAATAAATGCTGCTATTAGTCAACGAATGTTACACTTTTTGGTTGCAACAAGGTGAGATAATATTGCTTTTAGCAGCAATCCTTATGAAAGCAGTGTCCACAAGGCGTATTTTCTTTTGCTCTTTTGCTCTTTTGCTCTTTTTCATGTGCTACAACAGGTGTTTGCCTTGTGTGCTTGCCGGTTGATGATGTTGACCACCGGGTCAGCCTCCCCCATGCAGCAGAAAACATCCCTTGGCGAAAATGTCCCTAGTAGGCCAAGCCCGAACGCCCCAAATGTGACAATGCTCATCATGCCCGCCGTGATTACATGTGCCGTCACTTGCCGCATGTCGAACCATCCAAGCTTGTCGGGGTTGACACCACCTGCTTCAAAGTCCATCATAAACCGTGCCGACGCAGGCACGTACGCCTTTTCAGTGTTGCTCATCGTGTAGGCGACAGCCTCGATCATCAAAATTATCCATTGGCCCATATTCCAGGCACGCTTTACAACCGAGCGCAACATCTTAGCATAGCATGATGGAGACATGATGCCATCAATTTTTAATACATGTATTTGTATTTATTGCCTTAAATGTGTACAGAAGAATTTTACCCTTAAACCCTAAATTCGGGGTCAGGCAATGACGTTATATATATCTGATAACTTTGTTCGACCCATCTTATAAATAATATTGCTACTTTGTAATATTGCTACATATATTGCTGCAAACAATGTTGGTACAAGCATAAGAAAAGATCAAAAATATGTAAAATCAATCTCGACGATGTTAATGTATTCACTTATAAAAAAAAAACCTCTCTTGTCACTCTCTTGTTTCAGGTACAACCTCGAAACTCGAAATTGTGTTTCGAGTGCGATTTGAACTGTTTTACGTTTCCCACTATTGCGATAACGTCCTTATCTTGGAATCTTTTCTCCCAATGTTTTTTTAATTTTAACCACTGACCCTTCCCTTTAACAGTAATCCTAAATTCGTTACAAGACTTTATTCTATCGGTAAATTTTGCATTCTGAAAGTATGAAAACCCTTGATTACCTTCCAGTTTTGATTCTGGCATGCCATCCCATGTCGTGTCTTCGACCTCCACTTGCATGGTCAAGTTATTTTTATTGAAATACTCACTTATGTCATTATCATCAGTATAGCCCTCGTTCATAAACTCAGTATCAGCAGTAAATCTTTCTCTCACATTTGTGTTTTTTTGACATGTCAATTCGCCTGTTGCTTGCCATAAACAATTCATTGTATATATATGAATACAATATTTTTATATGTTTTCAAGCGGTTTGTTTGCAAGATATTTTTTGATTGATCGTAACAAATCCATGATTTTTCTAAATGTTATGACATATTCTACATGTTGCAAGTCTAATGTTGGTTGTCGATTGTCCCATTACAATCCCAACTAAGTAAAAGTAAAAAGTACCCCAAATGATGATGTCAATATGATGTCAATATGTTGATCCCATAATAATGTATGAGCATGATTGTTTGGGTTAAAGGAAGGTAAATTATGACACATATGTTATGTCATGACACATATGTTATGTCATGACACATATGTTATAAGAATGTTGTCCATATCAATGCGTTCTTGATATATATACAAAACAGATGTTAGTAGCTTTCACTTTTCCCCACAATGCATTTTTTGATGTGTAAATACATTGGTACATTGGACTAATTACTATACGCCAGCCCGCCCATTCCTGACATGATACGTAGCACATTGTAGTTGACAGCAAACACTTTGACCTTAACGTTGCGGCTGGGGCCGATACCGACGCCAAGGACGGCATCCTTGACTGCCAAAGCAGTCAGGTTCAGGTGCAAGGTAGCGTTGTCAATGCGAGACATGTTGCAGGTGCCCGACGGCTGGTGCTCCTCTGGCTTGAGAGCGAACGAGTACACGTTAATACCGGTGGCCGGGATGTTTTCATGGTGCTGGTAGGGTTGTACGAGGTTGAAGTAGCGACCATCGCGCTCTGAGAATCTGTCATGGCCATTAAGTTGAAGCTTTGCGGTTTGGACGGGGTTAGCACCCCCGAAATATGAGCGAGTTGCGATGCTTGAAGCGCCACCGGATGCGCCGGCTTCAACAAATACAAAAGGGCCACCTGAAGCAGACGCATCAAGCGCATCAGTAAAGTTGAACCACTGCTTACCGTACACTGAGGCGGTCTTTGCATCATCGATATTGTCATCCGGTTGAACGACCCATACCAACTCCTTGACAGGGTGGTTCAGGGCGAGTTTGATCTTGTTGGTCACACCACTAGTCGACTCATCTCCGCTGAATTGCAGCTGCTCAATCAGATACTCGTGCGAGACCTGGGCGAAACGGCGACGCTCGTCAGTGTCAAGGTATACGTAGTCAATGAAGAGCGAGGCAGATACGGCGCTACCCATCGACACGAAAGTGGAAATGGCGTCTTGTTTGGTAGACCAAACACCAGTGCTGCTCTTCACACCGACCCAGCAAAGGTTCTTCAGGTCCTCTAGCTCTAGGTTGATCTTCACTTCGTGGTATTGAAGAGCGATTAGGGGCAGAGCCAACCCGGGGTTGCGGTTCCAGAAGAACTGCAACGGAACGTACAGCACCTTGGAAGGGACAACGATTTTCGGTCCGGGATGCGGACTGTCAGTTGCAACATTGTCAACTATGGTAGGCGATGTCATATCGGGAGTGTTTCCCACCATGTTCGAGTAGCCCACAGCGTGGCCAGCTGTCTGGGTAAGCTCGTGCCAGATGTGTAGCCAAGCCGCGTAGTGCTTATCAATGCGTTGGCCACCAATCTCAAGCTCAACGGTCTTGATAAGGGCGTGACCAACCCAATCTAGCCAACGGAAGCCTAGGGTTTCAGTTGCACCGACCTTGGAAGCATCAACGGTTACGTCGGGTAGGGTGAAGCGCAGATAAGCGCGGTTAATCAGATCACCATTGCGGGAAACAACACAAGTGATCTTCTTGCCAAAGTATGCATCGCCATTAAAAGTCTGCTCAATTGACTCAAGGGCAAAGTTGGTGTGCCGGCGGTAAACCACCTTGAAAAATGTGATCTGAGGGTTACCAGTTAGATAGATATCCTGGGCACCGTAAGCTACTAGTTGCATCAAACCGCCTCCCATTTAAAGCTTTTTATAATATAACATAAGAAAATAAATTTTGATTTAAACACATTGAGATTTGAATCCTTGACTTTGTGATGGATGGATATGGTGAAATATATGTTATTACAAGCCCTTCTGGAAAGTTATACGTAGGACAGACACAGTGTTTCTTGTGCAATGGCGCTGTCAATGGCACATCAAAGCGATGGAGGCAACACATTTCTGATTCAAAAAATGCAAATGGGGGAAGATGTAGAAAGCTCAACAATGCAATCACAAAGTATGGACATGAAAATTTTACAGTTATTCCACTCCTATCAACTCGGGTTGAAAACCTTCAATACTTTGAAGATCTGATGATGGATGAATTTGATAGTCTGAACAAGGAAAAAGGTTACAACTTACGTAGAGCAGGAAATGCTGGAAAACTATCGATCGAGACAAGGACACTAATGTCTATTAACAGAAGATTGAAACCTTGTTTCCAACAGCCACACAAAGATGAGACAAAGAAAAAAATTTCAGACTCGCTTATCGATAGAGTTGAAAGGCTTGATCACCTTGATAATAAACTGCCCAAATATATCAAGTTTATTGATTGGAAGGACCGGAAGGGATATGCAATCGTTTCTCATCCCAAATGCAAACTCAAGTACTTTGTATCAAACAAAATTGATTTAGAATCATTGTTTCAAACATGTTCATACTATTTGATGAAATTATTATCTTAAATGCTCAAGACTCAACCATGTCGTGACATATTCAAGGTAACTTATTCAACAGGATGGCAAAATAAAAATAAAAAGGTCACGGGTCAAAAACGTTATACACTCCAACAAATGAATTCTGTTACACCTAAATGTGCGGATTTGAATTCTTGAATCCTTTGCCTTCATTGTGTATGAGAGGTTGTCCGTCATTGGGGAAGGACCTCTCCACGTTAAAATCTCCCA